ATGCTTCCACTATTGATCGTCATCCTAGCGATGGTTATGCTAGCCATCCTGGGAGGCATGATGTTCTCACTTGTGATAGGCATCGCCATCCACATCGCTGCAAGGATCCTGCTCCTGCTGGTGATACTGGCGGCATGCTTGTGGGTTGGCGGGTGGGTTCTGAGCTTCCTTGCCTGGTAAAGGCAGACCGCAGAAATGCGTGCGCCTTGAACCAGTTGTCCTGGATTACCTCAAACAGGAAGCAAAACAGCGCGGAGTTCCCGTAGCTGGCTTAATTCGCGCCGTTTTGGAAGGCTACGTACGAAAAAAACAGGGTGGGATTCACCCTATTTATTCCATGAGTGAGAGGGCTTTGGAAAGGGTTGCACACGTGAAATTCCTGCAAGCAATCACCCGTCTTAGGTTCATCATAGCGGGATCTCGCCTTGACATACCAGCTTTGCGGGAGAAGAAGCTCATAGAAGTCGCTGACATCATCGATCAGTTGAACGCCTTAGCGGCCAAAGTCAAAGGAGTCGAGAACCGCCTCTACGTCCACGACCGCATAGCTCGCTTCTACCGGATCTGGGACGCGATGGCGAAGAACGCCGAGTACGACGACATCAAGCGGATGCTTGACGAAATGGAGGCAGAGGAAATTGTCAGGGTGGGCGACTCTCAGGAAACGAGCGATAAAACTGAAACAAAGCAGGGCGAAGCTGGACCAGTCAACAGCCAGCCTACTCGAGAAAACAAAGGATGATCCAGTCGCATTCGGAAAGAGATTTCTCAAGTTCCACGCGCTCCTTTACCAAGAGAAGGTTCTGACCGACAAGTCGAAACGCATCGCGGTACGAATGAGCCGGCAAGCAGGAAAGACCACAACCATAGCGGTTCGAGCCATCTGGTACACAGCCACACATCCGAAGACGCTGTCTCTGATTGTGGCCCCTAGCTTGAGACAGTCAATGATAATGATGGACCGAGTCCAGAGTTTCCTCTATGGCATGAAACCAGAAGAGCGAAGAGCTATTGTTGGCAAGATCCAGAGGACCACGATCTGGTTTCGCAACGGTAGTCAGATGGTTGCTCTTCCATGTTCACCGAACCTGCTGCGCGGGTACACGGCCCACCAAGTTCTGGCCGACGAGGCAGCCTTCTTCCGTGATGACGAAATAATCTTCTACAACATCTTGTATCCGATGCTGGCCACGACAGATGGCACGCTGATCGCATCCTCAACACCCTGGGCCACGAAATCCGTTTTCTACCAAATGTGTAAAGATCCAAAGCTGGAAGAGATCTGGTCCCGTCATCATGTGACTTGGCGCGATGTCGTCGCTGCAGGACTCATGAAGCAAGACTTCATTGATGAGATGCGGACCGTCAGTCCACCGGAACGATTCATTCGAGAGTTTGAAGCTGAGTTCAGCGAAGACGTTGATGCCTACCTGCCCCGAGATTTCATCGTCGCCTGCATCTGGACTGACACATGGCACGACCTGAACCCACGTCAAATCTACTATCCGTTCGAGTCCACACCGAAAGGCCGATTCAGCGTTGGCATCGACCTCGGAGAGATTCACGACTATTCCGTTCTTTCCGTTGTGGAGAGATGGAACAACCGAATTGGCCTGGTTCACTGCCACCAGTTCCCGCTGAAGACGCCATACGCCACTGTCATCGGCTACACGAAGGCGCTCTGCGACCGCTTCCAAGAAGTTGAGACGGTCCTCGTCGACGCCACTCGAGAGAGCTACGTTGTCAAGGACATGCAGGCAGCTGGAGTGACGCAGGTCAAGCCGGTTATCTTCAGCATGCAGTCGAAGATGGAGATGGCGAAATACTTCAAGGAGCAGATGCAGCTCAAGAACTTCGCCCTGCCCTACGATCCTGATGTTATCGCTGAATTGAACGTTGAGAAGTATGAGCTCACCAAAGACGGCAACGTGAAGTTCAATCACGATGAAGGCACCCACGACGATCGATTCTGGTCAATCGCCCTAGCCGTCTACGCTTCTCGAGAGAGCGAGGCACCCGCTTTCATTCCCATAAGGAGACGATAACATGGCCATCTTTCTCACAGAGTACCGGGATCGATACGGCCGTCGCTGGTGTGGCCCCAACATTCCAGCACCTAACAGAGCTGAAGCAGAGAGAACCTTGGACGCGCTACGAGACTCAGTTACCATTGCTGGCGTTCTTATCGAGACGATTGATTTTGAAACAGAAAAAAGAACGATCTATCCGGAGCCAGAAGAAGCGCACCGTGTTTAAGGAGTGCGTCATGTGTCGTCGCCTCGTTCCAGCGTGCGACATCCAGTATCTTGAGACTCAGATTCCGACTGGTCAATTCGTTCGCGCTCCGGTCTGCAAGCTCTGCATCGTTGACGAAGAGAAGACGCGTTTCTACATCCAGCAGCAGCTGAGGAAAAAGAAGTGACCAAATGCGAACACTGCAAGGAGACGCGAGAACTCTACGAGATCACTCTAATCCTGTGTCATGAATGTCGAATCGAACTGGAGAAGTGGTTGAAACGAAAAAAGACGAAAGAATGATATTCAGAATAGCTTCACGCTTCTTCCCATACACGGGAGGAAAACATTTCCTCGTCAAGAAACTGCTGCCGTTGATTCCTCCGCACAGAGTCTACGTGGAAGTGTTTGGCGGGGCAGCGGCTCTACTCTTCGCCAAGAAACCCAGCCAAGAAGAGGTCTACAACGACATCGACTCAAACCTTGTCAACCTGTTCATGGTTGTGAGAGATCGAAAGGAGGAATTTCTCAAGCAGATTGAGCGCCTTCCATACGCCAGAGAACTGTACACGCGATTCACGAAAGACCTGGACGAAGGCAAAATAGTAGATCCTCTCGAACGGGCCGTAGCATTCTTCTACTGCATGAGGTCCTGCTTCGCTGGGCGGTTTGGGTCCGGATGGGCCTTCACGAGAAAAGGTGCTAGTCGGGCCAGTCGCTGGGCTAACCTTCCAGAATCCCTAGCTTCGATCGCGGAGAGAATACGGAAGCTCGATATCGACCACTTAGATTTCAGGCGATGCATAAAGAACCGAGACGCTCCCGATGTGTTCTTTTTCCTGGACCCGCCCTATCTGGGCACGAAGCAAGCCAACAAGCTTGCAATGACTGAACAGGACCACGTGGATCTGGCCGACCTCTTGCTGTCAGTTCAGGGGAAATGGCTTCTCACATACGGCAACCATCCCTTGATCCGCAAGCTATACCGCAACCGAGGCTTTGTCGTTCAGACAATCCGTTCCAGCATGGCCTCGCGAAAATGGGGACAAGGATTGCGCGAAGGCGCCTTGGTCAACCTTGTGATTCGCAACTATCGCTTGAGGCACCGCGTAGGTAAGCAGGTAGGTAGACAAGTAGGTAAATAGAGTTGAGTAGGAAGATCAGCTGGTTCCAGAGGCTACGATTCCAAATCGCAGGCATACCTCGGACTCCTTCCGGAGTTTTCGAAAGCATACTGCGAGGAAAACCCATCCCTGCTTTCAAGCGATTTCAGAAACTCCCGGGAAAACTTGCGGAAGCAGTGAAGGAGGCCACTTCTGAGAAAGGTCTCTTCGTCCCTGCTTTCAAGACGCGGCTAGGAGAGCAACCGCCACTCGCTCTTGGTAAGCTCGTAGACTACTACGCTAAGGATCCCCAGGTAATGGCCTCAGTTGACTACATGGGTGAACAGGTGGCGGGTGCGGGATTCTACACGATCTGCGCCTCCGGGTTTGAGGATGCAAAGAAACTCGTTGATGATTTCTGCGCGAAGGTGAACATGGACAACCTGATCATGCAGTCTTCGAAGGAAATTATCTTCGCCGGTAACACTTTCTGGGAGAACATTCTCGACACCGAAAAGAAACTCGTCAAGTTGAAGCTTCTCCCTCTTTCATCAATCAAGCAAATTGATCGCGACAAATACGGTCGCCTACAACAGATCATTCAGCAAATAGGCACCGAGACGGTCACGTTCCTTCCTGGAGAGATCATTCACTTCTGCCTAAATCCCTTGGACGGTTCGGCTTGGGGAACAGGAATCCTGCACAGCCTCGCCTCCACACAAGTCATAGACGAGACAACCGCTAGACCGGCAATGCTCGACATCAAAGCCCGGCTAATGGATGACATCTGGAAAATCGTGCATCGCTACGCTGCGCCAAAACGACTCTGGAGTTTTCTAGGAGTCAGCGATGAGAAGCTACGAGACGAGTACACCCCAACAATTCAGAATGCAGCTGCAGATGTAGACTTCGCCACGAACAAGGATGTTGATGTCAAGTCGTTGGACATTAATCCGGCTGCGCGTTTCGATGGCATGATAGAGAAGATTGACTCGCAGGTGGTCCAAGGCCTTCAGACTCCAATGACGAGGCTTCTAACGACGCCAGGGTTCACGGAGGCCAGCAGCACCGTCGCTGATGACGCCTCTCAACGCAAGATCATGTACCTGCAACGGTTCATCGCCCGCATCGTAGAGAAAGAAGTGTTCGAGGTCCTTCTCCGACAGAATGAGACGGATCCTGTTGAGGCGGGGGTTCGAATCCGCTGGGGCATGCCTGACAAACCTGAAGTCAAAATGGAACATATCGTCCAACTGGCGCAGATCAGCGCCGCATCCGGCGTCGAATACCTCACTCGAGACGAGGTGCGCAGCATGCTGTCGAAGTATGCAGGCTTCGAACTGCAACAGAAACCCGAGGAAAGCAAGGCCCCGGCAGCAGCGCCTGTCCATGAAGCGATTCTCCGCGAGGTCTGGGATGAGAACGAGAACAACGTTCGCTATCGAGTCCGAAACCCCGCAGGTTTCCAAGAGGGCAGCCTGCGCACGATCTGGTTGAGCCAGGATGAAGGGATCCGTGCGGTTGTGGGGCGACTGAAAGGCGAAGAGAAGACTTCGATCCAGTCAATTCTCTTCTCAAAGGAGAAAGACTGGACCCTGGACAAGGCCCAGGATTGGATCAAAGACCATCCGGATCTACAGGTGAGTGAAAGTGAATCTATTCGGGAAGCTTAAGTTTAGAATCGCAAGTCTGGCAGAATCCTTCCGCTGGACTCCACCAATTCAGTTCTACAAGGCCACTGAAGGTGGACCTGGTAAGTTCTACAAGGTCCATGCGATTCATGTCATCACAACTGGGAACAGAAACCAGTACACGGAGGAAGAACTGAAACTAGCGGCCCGCTCCCTCGCTGAAAGGCCTCTCAACATCAATCACGAGAGAGACCTACCATTTCCTCAAAACAAAACTGTTGACGCTGAGTTCGAAGGCAACAACGTTGAAGCCGTGATCTGCGTGGAGGACGAGGAGACTAACCGCTTGTATGACACTGGCAAGATCAAGAACGTCAGCATCGACGCAAAGTTCCGAAGCGCCGAACGAGGTCAGGTTCTTGTTCCAAGAGGCATAGTTTTCACAGGCCTCGCGCTTCTCACGGAAGGCGTGGCTCCTGGAGATCCCCTCACAACCATCAAACTCTGGGAGAAGAAGCTCAGCGAATCTCTCAGCGAGTCGCAGAGAGAGCAGTATCTGACTGCGGTTGTGGCTGAGCTCAGAAGACGAGGCGTGAAAGTATGACTCGACGCAGTAGAAAGAAAGCTGAGAGAATCTATACTCGCCGCGCTCGAGAAGGACTCATTCGACCGAGCCCTGGAATACTTCACGGATTAAGGCCAGTAGCGCGACCCGTGGTCAAGCCTGAGAAAGCGGGAACTCTCGAGAAGATCAGGCGCTTCCTGACCCGGGTAGTACAGTATTATCGTAGTTACTGAGACCGCGCAAGCGGATCGATGAGTAACAGGAAAATCTCGAAAGGAGTTGTTTTGATTGAGTGAACAGACTCCTTCCTCAACTGTAACGCCAGCGGAGACTCCGACCGGCCTAGAACAGGTTCCTACACAGGACCTTCTTCGCTTGAAGGAACAGCTCGAACCTGGCAACGTTGAGGAAAAGAAGAAGGAGGTTAAGGAAGAATTGTCGAAGGAAGAAGCAGGAAAAGGGATCGTAGCAGGAGCCTCGCTCCAGGAAGCTGTATCGCCCTGGCAGGCACAGGTATGCAACAAGCTCAGAGAAGCTTTGACGACAACGGACGCAGCGAAAGCCATACCAATCATCTGGTCTGCGCAGATTGAGCTCGGAGCTCAGCCCAAGCGAGTCATGAGGGCCCTAGGTATTGTGGACACGACCCTAAGGGGTCAGCCTGGCAACAAATTCTATTTCCCCAAGGTCCCAACGGTCCTTGAGGCGATAGATGCAACTGAAGCCACGAAGCCAGATGATCTCGCCGTCACCGTGGACCGCCTCGAAATAACGGTGAAGGAGATCATCGCAGCCATCTCGGTGACTCGACAGGTGATCGAACAAGTCACATTCAACGTCATCGACGTATTGACCGATCTTCTCTCTCAGGCAGTGGCGAACAAGGAAGACAAGGACATACTCGCAGCACTCAACGCTGCGTCCGGAATCGCAGGAACCATCTACGGTGGTGGAAAAGCCGCCGAGAACGAAGTTGCAGCAGGCGATGTCTTTGACACAGACATCTTGGCTGACGCCATAACAGCGATGCGGAACAACAACCGCGATGCGCGATTCATGGTAATTCACCCAGGCCAGGAAAACGCATTGCTGAAGAGCGACAGGTTCGTCAACGCCTCGCAGTACGGTGGCCGCGAAGTGATAATGAACGGTGAGATCGGCACATACCTAGGAATCAAGGTGCTGAAGACCACGCAGGTTCCAACCGGCACAGGTGCAGGAGGAATCACAACCTACCACGCTTTCCTACTTGGTGAGAGAGCGTGGGTCGAGGAAGTCAAACGGGATCCTGACGTGGAATCGAAGTACGAGGCAGGCGAACGTAAGACCTACATGTACGGCACCATGGAGTACGGCCTCGGCGTCTTGAACCCGAAAGGCATCGTGAAGATCATCACCGCCTAAGCTCCCCAGATCCCTTTTTCCATAAGATTCCTGTTTGATGAGACCCCCATTTTTGAGGACCGTCCGTTTCCGAGTCGAAACGAAAAAACTAGAGGTGATAATGCAAGATGGTGAATTGGCACAATAGCGCTGAGGCCAGGAAGGCAATCTATGATAGGCTTCGAGGAAGCAGCGTCATAGAGTTCTTAGCGTCAGCAACCCGAGGCAGCGGCGCCACGAACAGCGCCTCTAAGGATCTCGGCACATACGCAGAAGCCATAGGGTTTGCGAAAGTAACCGCCAAGGCAGGGACCAGCCCCACTCTGGACATCAAGTTCCAGGGCAGCCACAACGGAACCGACTTCGCGGATCTCGGCGACGCTTTCACACAGATAACGACCGAAGGCACCTACCTGAAGAAGCTCGCCGCGAACTTCGGCAAATATGTGCGGGCTGTCGCCACGATCGGTGGATCTGACACGCCAACGTTCACGTTCAGCCTGCAAGTGGTCGTCAAGAGTTAGGCCACACATGCCCCGAAGAAAGAAGCATGCTTTTGATCTCCCCATAGGTTTCTTAATTCTCAAACCGGACAAACCTTTCCCGTTCATAGAGGTAGCTGGGAAAAAATATCTCGTGATCATGGATCGCGGAGGGACCGCGCTTCGCGAACGCCTCGTCGCCGACTTGGACAACAGAACATACCTGCACGTCAATATAGCTGATGAGTTGTCGATCCAGCCGACTGGACTGGGATTCTTCTCAACACATCTGGTCTGCCAGAAGATCTGCAGACAAAGACTCAGAAGGATCCACCTTTTCTGCCTTAGTCAGTGCCCTCTCAGAGAGATGCTGAGAACTGGCAACCGTGAGCTGCTGGTTCCTGTCGAGCCTCACCTGATGCTGATTAGAAGAACTGCGAAGTGGACCTGGCGGCGACACGCGTTGAAGCGACTCATGTCTCTCTGCGAATTCTTAGGAAGGAAATGATTCATGCCTTACACAACGAAGGAAGCGGTTAGAAACCTCTCTGGACTCACATCAACAGAGATCAGCGATGCGATAGTAGATGAGATGATCGACTGGGCCGATAGGGAAATAGAGCAAATCACAGAGAAGATCTGGACCGGCCAGCAAGTCAAGGAGCTACTGGGAATCCAGAAGAGTTCCAGGAACAAGACTTTCCGAACTCTCTACAAGCCCATCGTCGACGAGAAGGGCGAGACAACTGACGACGAATCAAAGGTCACAGTCTACATAGATACCGTAGCGCAGGCCTCAGACAAGTTTGAGCTTCGAGGGGCAGAGGGCAAGATCCTCTTCACGACAGCACCAAGCATAGGCGCTGAGATCGAGATGACTTATCGCTACAGCATGAAGTTTTTCGAAGGAATCTCAACTCGACTCGCAGCAGCCAACTGCATCCACCGTCTAGCGAAGAGCGAAGACAAAGAGAAGCAGTTGAGAGCTGAGGCAATGGAAATGCTACGTCAAGTCACAGGCCACACATTCTCATCTACGGGTGGCGATTGAGGATGAGTGTCTCCTCACAACTGCTTGGCGCTGTCTGGGATTCCAGTGACTTCGATCTTGCCGACTTTGACCTTGAGGATTTCGGTTTCACGTTAGACGCACAAGGAGTACTCGTCACAGTCGATGCGACAAGAGTTCTACGCGCGTTGGATCCACGAGGAATATTGAAGGCAAAACCAAGGCAGTGATGCTCGATGAGCGAATATGTGAACGCGATCGAAGTAGTGAAGAACGACAAGCTCTACGACCTGAACCTGAAGTGCTGCAATGCTAGCGGCGCAGGCGTTGACCTGACTGGATACAGTGAGATCCGGCTTAAGATCTTCAAATCAGGTGCAGCAAGCTGCAAGGTTGACGCTGTCGCAAACATTGTGATCGACGATGTTGCCAACGGAAAGCTACACTATGTTGTGCAGCAAGGCGACTTCGACAAGGTAGGAGCCTTTTCCGTTGAGATCCAAGTCACTTGGACAGCAGGAAAGATCCTGACATACAGAGGCCTAACGATCCATGTCGTGGAGGAGGCGCCGTAATGCCGGCTAAACGCGATATCGATTTCAACAACAAGAAAGCGTATGGTCTGAAAAGCGTCACTCTGAAGGATCAGGATGCGACTCCGGTAGGAGACCTTCTTCTCAAAGATGTTGACCAGGTTCTTCGTGTTCGCGATTCAGGAGATCAAGCAGACAAGTCGGTTGCAGTATCGAGCGTTCCAGATCTTCCAGCAAGCAAGATAACTTCAGAAACGCTCGCACTCGAGCGAATACCAAACGTCCTCACGGGAAAAGACGCCGATTCAGTTGATGGCGTTCATCTTCCCGCCACGATCGCCTCAGTTCTTTCAGATCATGACAAAGCGGTCCATGATGCTCTCGCCATAAACGCTGATCTTCTCGATAGTCTTCACGCAGCAGACTTCGCTCTTTCTGGACATACCCATTCCCAGTATTTTCTAATCGCCGATCATACGAAGGCTGTTCACGACGCCCTAGCTATCAACGCCGACCAAGTTGACGGCCACGATCTTGACCAAGACGTCAAGGTTGCTTCGCAGCCGACATTCGGCCAGTTGACTGTATCGAGATCTGACGTAAGCGGAAATGGCGTCAAGATAGAGATTCGAGACACCGCAGTAGATTATCTATCCTTTGCGGTCCTCAGTATGCGTGCGGGTCTTGGCAACGAAGGGGGAATGTTCTTTGGTTCTCTAAATGCCCTTGATGCGTACGGTATAGTCAACGGAATCACATTCGGCCCAGGCACGGACACACAAGATATAGGATTCAGAGTCGGAGCTGCCCTTGGAGGACTCGCTACCGGACCGGCCGTGATCGTAAAGGCAGACGGAAAGGTTGGAATTAATCAAAAAGCGCCGAGCAATGCGCTTCACGTTTTCATGCCGAACGCGGTTCTCAACAGTTTTCTTGGCGGTATCTCGGTCTATTCTAGTGATCTTAACGCCACTGGTATCGGTGGAACGATCAGATTCGGCGGAAGGACTACTGGCTTTCCAGCAGGTTATCCGACCGCCGCCATAAAAGGTGCGTTCGAGAACAACAGCGACTTCAAAGGCTTCTTAGCGTTCGCCACCGGATTGTCTGATGGCACGATCACCGAGAAGATGAGATTAACTGCGGCGGGTTATCTCGGTATCAATCAGCCTAGTCCGACCGACGTTCTTGACGTCAAAGGATTCATCAAAGTAGGCGGTGGATCTGGCCTTCGATTCTCGGACGGTTCGGACGTCAACAAGTGGCATCTCCAATACGGCGACGGCGGACTGAAACTTGTCGAAACGGGCATCGCCGAACAGCATCACTTCGCAGACGGCGGAAAAGTCGGAATCAAGAAAATAAGCCCTGCTTATACTCTTGACGTCGGCGGAGACATTCACCTGACCGGAGATCACGTGGTCCCGGTCAAAGACGCGGCTCCCAGCGATACGCCGCCCGTTGGAACCATGAGGTTTGTGAGGCTTGCCGCTAATCAAAACAGGATATACGTCTACACGGCTGACGGCTGGCAATGGCACCATTTCGGCGGATCAGGTCTTCAATGGTGGTCTGACGGAGTGCCTTATCCATGACAAGCAAAAGCTCGACCGGTTCCGGGAACTGGTCAACGGATAGTCTTTGGAATCCCGCTGGAGTTCCCCTTGATGGCGACGCGGTGACGATCGTCGCGGGCCACGTTGTCACTTTCGACGTGGATCAATCAGCCTGGGTCACTGGCCTGACGCTGCTCAGTCTCCAAGGAACTCTCAGGTTCAAAACGGATGCGAACACATGTCTAAAAATGGCTGATTGGATTGATGGATATGGTACGCTCTATGTTGGAAATAGCACAAGCGACAGAATCGGTTCAAGCTACACGGCCAAGATCCACTTCGTGACAAGCCATGGAATACTGTTGCAACCTGATAAAATCAATATTTACGGCGCGGTCAAAAACCACAAAGGCCAACTCGCACAAGCTGCAAATGCAGGAACGGCCACACTGGTTTTCACAACAGATGTCGGACTTGCTGTGGATGATAGAATCATCATCATGACTTGCACGGCTGGAATGAACGCAGAAGATAAGATCGTTCAAAGCTACGATCCAGAAACCAAGACAGCAGTCCTCACAACGAACCTTGCAAGCAATCATTACATTGATGACTACGTCGCTATCCTCACAAGAAATGTTCGCCTCTATTCCCCTACGGGTAATCAACAGATTCGATGGGGCACGGGTGGGCACATTGAATATGCTTGGTTCACGGGCCACATATACGGTGCGATTGAACGCGGCGGGGTATATGTCAAAGGCTGTGTGCTCAGCGATCCAGGGGCTATGAATGGCTACGGTCATGGCAACCAAGATTGGATTGATTGTGTCTTCATTGGAAAGTCGGGGCAATCAAACGTTTGCTGGGGAGTAAACAGAAGGTTCACCAATTGTCTGTTTGCCATAGGAAGCTACGGTGCACTTTCGGCTGAAACGCATGACACTATCAAGGATTGTGTTATCTTCAATCACGGGGAAGGTGGGCTTCGTTCCTGTTCTGGAATGAAGGTTCACAACACAAAGTTTCTCTACAACACAGCAGGTGGCGTGCAATGGGAGAGGAATTTGGAGGCCACGGATTGTTATTTCAAAGGCAACACCTACGGCCACATCTTTCGATGCTATTCAGGTGTGCTCAGAAATCCGTCATTCGCAGATGGCGACGGTTTCTATGGAGGTGACGAAGGGGAACGGAGAGAGTGCGACGTCGTATGGATTCACGATTACAATCAGACACCTGGAGATCACCGAGCGCGAATGAAAGGCGGATGGGTCAAATCTGAAAGCTCTGTGGTCCACTGGGGGCCGAAATCTTTGAAGCTTGAACCCGTAAGTACGACATATCGCGCATTTTCTCATTTCTTGAAAGCGCCGTTCAAGAACGGTGTTCAAAGAAAAATATCATTCTGGGTTCGTAAGACAACCTCTATGGCGGGTTGGCTTCCGCGCGTCTATCTATGCAAGCCGGGATCTAGCCCAATCGATTTTGTGGATCTTTCTCCTCTCGCGACGTTCACAATGCCAAACGACAACAACGACGTTTGGGTCGAAGTGACGGGAACCTACACTCACACGGCTGATGAAGTCCTGGAGTTAATCGCGGTCGCCAAGAACGGAAGCGGCTACGTGTACTTCGCCGATCCTGTTGTCATGTAGATCTGGGAAGAGATGGTTTGTCGACGCCGATTCAAACCGTTGAGAACACGGTCGCAGAGAAGCTGCGGGAGATTGAGGGGCTGAAAGTGTACGAGGTTAGGCCACCCGGAGCCCTTCCTTTGCCTTGCGTCACATTCACCCTGGTACATACTGGCATGGATGGCGGCTTTCCGGTCACTATGCAGCAGCTAGTTGTCAATCTGCAGGTCGATGTGTGGACCCGCACAGAAGACGAGATGCGCCAGTTTGCAGACAAGGTCATTATGAAGCTTTTCGAGGATCGAACCGAGATGGGATTCATCGACATTGTTCTGAGAGGCGGGAAGGACGTAGTTGAAGAGAAGGTCTGGCGCCGCTACCTGTATTACCAGATCGAAACCACCGTTAAGAAATCATAGTGATTCGTTCACCGCGGCCCCTTGCGTTAAGGGGGATAACCAACTCCAAAAGGAGGAATTCTAGAAAATGACTGTAAGAGGATATACGCCACTCAGCCGAACCAAGTACGTCAGGACCGTTGAGGTCAAGAAGGGAATCGTAGACTTCGAGTCAACCGTGACGACGAACGACACGATTCCGATCAGCGAATACACCGCAATCGCAGGGGCCATGCTCAGGAAAAAGAGCGATAATACCGCTGTCACCTGCACCGTTGCCACAAACGTGATCACCGTGACAGGAGCAGGGCTGACGGATGAACCAGTAGTGGGCTCAGCTTACGAGACTTAGGAGGAAGATAGAATATGTCTACTCCAATCAAACCGCTACTCGCAGTCATCAAGCTCGGCGCCACCGAGATCGGTGAAGGAATGACAACTGCTGCCAGCACTTCATTCAAACGGGACGCGGATGAGCACTACGGTTTCGGAGACGGAGGAAAGCCAAAGATTGTCATAGGAAACATGCATCAGTCCGGCAAGCTCACAAAGTGCTGGATTGACAAGACCTACCTGGACCTTGTCAAAGCTGGAACGCCAGTCGACGTGGTCATCTACCCTGAAGGCAAAGTCGCCGGCAAGTCCACGATCACAGTGAAGAACGCAATCCTGAACTCGCACGACTGGAAAGGAACGCAGAACGCGGTCATGGCTGAGGACGTTGCCTTCATCGGCGACGACATTCTAAGTGGAACGGCATCGTAGACAGCCTACCTACGAAGCCGTCCCTAGAGTTTTGAGTCATCTCGAAGTTAGAGGCGGCTCTGAACTAGAAAGAAGGAGGAAAGGAAAGGTGAGTGAAAAGAAAAGCGAAGGCATGAAGGAGATAGAGAAGCAAGTAGATCAAGAGATCAAGCTTCTGGAAGAAGCTGAGAAAGCGAAGTTCAAGACCCTGACTGAGATCCTGAGCGACGACACCGGACCCAAAGAGGCATACGTACCGGCATTGAACTGCAAGATCAAATATCATGAGCTGAAGTTCGGCGACTATCCCGCCCTGGCTGAGGAGAAGGATCCCTTCAAACTAGCAGTAAAGACTTTACTGCTAACTTGGGGCCGCGCTGACTCTTCGGTCACGGAGGAGAACCTGGCCCGCCTCGGCCTGGTGAAGTGCACGCGTATTCTCGAGGCCCTCGGTTTGGGTGGGGCGAGAGGCCCTTTATCCAAACCGACGCAAACCTGATTCACCTAGCGAAAAGCATCGAAGGTCAAGCGGTCCTGGCTGTCTGTGAGACTCTAGGCAAGTGGCCTGAGGAGCTCAGGAATCGACGTCTCAAGACAGTGAGTTTTCTGGTTCATGCAATCGCAGCTAGAAACGAGATGCGTAGCAATGTCGTTCTCAGTTAAGATCCTGGAAGACACAGCGACGCAAATGCTGAAATCCGTATCGGAGAATCTGCAAGCCAAGGTCCATGAGCGCATCTTGAATGTAGGCCACGCTTGGATCGTGCCTTACTCGCAGTCGATCTGTCCGGTGGATACTGGATATCTCAGGAGCACAATTTTCTTTGTGTCGGTGGGGATCCTGGAGTTTTCCTTTGGCGCATCTGCTGACTATGCAATGCCAGTGGAACTAGGACACATGAGCAGAGGTGGGAGGTTTATACCGCCTCAATCTTTCATCCGGCCAGCCATCGAAACCTACTATCCGCAAATTCTCGAAGCAGTTGTTCAAGCAGTCATGGAGGCTTGCAAAGGATGAGCGCAGTCGGAAACGTCGTGATTGGAATCAAAGCTGTTGACGAGGCCTCGAGCACGATGGATACTATTCGTGCTTCGCTAGGCATTTTCGGCGATACGATCGGCAAGCTCGGCGGTGGCTTCGATAGTCTTGGCAGTGTGATCAAAGGGTTCGCAGGCGGAGGGGTGATGGGTGGCCTGGCCGCTACGGTCGGCGAGGTCGCGAGTGGCCTCCAGGATTGTTTCAAGGCCGCGAAGGACAGCGAAGATGTTTGGAACAAGCTAGCTGGAACGGTGGAAAGATCTGGCACTGCTTGGACTGACGTGAAAGACCAGATCGAGGCGTTCACATCCAGTGCTGAGAAGATGTCGAAGTTCAGCGATGAAAAGGTGGCGGCTGCTCTCAAGACGATGATGGATTACGGCATGGGTCTTAACGATGCGATGAAGAGTCTTGCCACTACGATGGACCTGGCGGCAGGTAAGCAGATCGACTTGGAGACAGCTGCTAAAGCAGTTGGTCGCGCCTTCGAAGGCAACGCAAGCCTGCTCGAGAGGATGGGCGTTGCAGTCACGGAGAGCAAGGACGACTCAGTCGTATTCGCTGACGCAATGACTAAGCTGCAGGAGAAGTTCGGTGGCGCCGCGCAGAAGGATCTCGAGACCTATGCAGGGAAGCAGGCGCTAGTCGCAAACGCGATGGATAATCTGAAGGAGAAGATCGGTGGCGCCCTGATCCCTGTTCTAAGCAACTTCCAAGACATGATGGGAAATGTGGTGAAAGGCGCAGATGCTCTTGTCACGGATCTCGGCAAGGCTTGGAAGGCTTTCAGCGAGATCCCCGAAGTTAAGAAAATCGCGGAGAGCCTCAGTGGCGCCTGGATGGATATGCAGAAAGGCATGAGTCAAGTCGCAGACGAGCTGGGCAAGACGCTGATGCCTATCTTCAAAGAATTGTGGGCGACCCTGGGTGATGTCTGGAAAGCTCTCAGTCCGGTTATCGATGCATTCGGCCAAGTCTGGAAGGCCATTGTGGGCGTCGGAAAGGATGGAAAAGAAGCCTACACGATCTTCAATCTTATCGCTGACGTGTTGAAGATCACGATTGTTCCCGCTTTGACTGCTCTCGTCGAGGGGATCAAGCTTGTGACGCCACTCATTGGAGCCATGGCCACCGTGTTCAAGACCGGAATCGAAACCATACTGTTCTGGATCGGCAAACTGAACGCGGCTTTTGAAACTATCAAGAAAGCAGCGCAAGGTGTGTCTGAGTTCTTCACGAACCTTTGGAGCGGATTGACCGGTCAAACCAAGAAGGGTGTCTCAGAGGTAACAGATGAAGTCAAGAAAGGGACTAGTCAAATCACAGATGCCTTCGACGATTTGAAAAAGGAAATCTCAAGCGAATCAATCTGGCCCGATATGTGGGGAGAGATGGTTCTTCAAGCCAGAGGGGGATTTGATGAGATCCTTTCTGAGACAGCGAGAGGGGTCGATCGGTTTCAGGGAATGTTCTGGGGAGCTGCAATAGAACTTACAGGTCCAAGGCCTGCATCCTCTCTGTCACCAGCAGGAGTAGGGGCGCCATCGAGGACAAACGTGACAGTGTATTCAAGTGTTGGGACTTTGGCTGTTGGCAACAAGTCCGAGCTTGACGACTATCTGAGGCAGTTGTATAGAACCGTGGTCGACGCGGTTCGCAGTAGTTGATGTTTTCATGTCGACTCGTGTTGATACATATATCGCAGGAACAAAGCGGCTTCCTGTCTTCTTCAAATACACAGAGGACATCATGCTTCCTCATTCGTTCGAGCTAGAACTTGAACCAAGGGCGGATTATGGGGCCCTCAATGATCTTGTCGAGTTCAAGCGATTAGGAACCTCAACACTCGAGTTCACAGGCGTTATCGAGAAACGCGGGCTTGTTGATTCAGAGGACGAAGCCATCAAAGTGTCTGGTCGAGACCAGGGAAGCTGCAAGCTGATGCAGCATCCTCTCGATCGAGAAACCTTCCTAGGAACCTACCCCGAGAAAATCCTTGATTGCCTCATCTACAATGCACTTGCCCAAGCCGCAGGAATGACTCAGATCGGATATGTTTTCGCTGATCAGTTTGTCGGCGATGTTGAAGGTGAACCAGCCCCAACAGGCGATTGGTTCTGGCGTCGAGGTCACTGGAAGAAAGGTGGAGGATATTTCGAGGGGTGGGACCTAAACGCTCGGGATCTCGGGAACGAGTTCAACAATCTATGTTGGTTCGCTCGAAGAAACGTAGCGGCTGAGAACAAGACGAACTATGCAGTATTCGCTCGAGTCAAGCCGATTAGTGCTGGCAACGGAGGAGTTACCGATACAGATCAGGAGGGAAGGCGCGTAGGCCTCACCCTCTATGAGACTTATGACGGATCAGCCGAGGGAATTCCTGGACAGGGCTATTCAATCTGCATGTATGCGGGAGTTCTCTTTCGTGACCCAAGTACCCATTCTGCTTGGATTGAGCTGATCAAGAGCTATGGCAGTTCTTGGTCGCGCATGGGAAACACGGATTATGTTTGGGCGTGGGGAAAAGAGTATCATCTTTGTTGGCAAGTGAACGGAACAAATATCTCTTTCCGAGTCCTGAACGAGAACAAGGAGTTCAGCGTCAACAATACCTGCGAATGGACAAGCGCACGCGCAGGCATGATGTTCGGTCTGTCAAGAGCCGAGTTTCGTGACTTCTATGTTCGTGATCTTGTCACCATAACGGCTTCGGGAACCGCTACGGGATACGACAAAGAGGCTGTCTGCGATGGAAGTGTCTTTAGCGCGTGGAAAGCAACCTCGGCGGGCTGGATCAAGATAAACTACTTGGCCGCAAAATCAATCGCCAGGATAGATGTCATCGCCGACATTCCAACAGCAGGAGCACCAATGAAGATTGAGACAAGTCCCAACGACTCCACCTGGACAACTCGTTATGACAATGCGACTCACAAAGGAAACCATGCGGTCGCTACTTTCGCGGCAGCGAGTATTCAATTTGTCCGAGTCACGCAAGCGTCAGGAACGCCCTATGCGATCAGAGAAATCCGCACCTATCCAGCCCAATCAGGCGCAGTGATCAGCAAAGGAACAGTCAACAGCTACGGCGCTCCGATCGAGTTTCGCGCCGACTATGAACAACTCTACACCGCTGTTGTCCGCTTGGTCCGTCAAATGGCATGGAACGCATACATAGGTCCAGATGTTACGCTGAACATGGTTTCTGAGAGAGGTAGCGACAAATCGGGTTCAGTCGTGTTCACACGCGGAGTCGACATGTTCGGCGCCACACGTGAACCGGATGGAACTGAGCTTGACTGGAAGGTGAAGGGACTGGGTCGGGGCGAAGGGTTAGCTCAATTGGCTGCGACAGCTACGAATGCCGCAGTGTTGGCAGCCTATCCCAATCTCGCAAAGTCCAGAGTCTACGTTGACAAAACCTTCGATGATCTGACTCTTCTTCAAACCTGGGTCAACACCATTCTGACAGCGAACTCAACACCGAGAGACAGAGTCGCGGCTGTTCTTGATGACGCCTATCCAGCCGGGACCTGGCGGGCCGGTGACACTATCAAACTTGTGAATCCGATCCTTGGCCTCAACGGCAACTATCGAGTCCTGCGCGTCACCAGGTATATGATGGGCGGCTTGGATTACGCTGAGATCGAAGCCTATCCTGCTTCTCAGCTGAAACTTCCAGAGTACCGCGACCTCTCAGACCTCTTGGTCGACATTGTGAATAGAATAAAGCCTCTTGAAAGAACGCCTCAGAGTGGATGAGAAATGGTGAAGTTTGGAACCACGACCCTGCCCCTGGTCGAAGATATTGAAGATTTGACGAAGGTAGGGTATGTGGAGAGGTTCATTCCTGGAGGAACGCTGGCCAAGAGACTTGTCCGAGGCACTTACGGAGGAGACTGGAGTATCCGTGGGTTGATAACGAGCAACGTAGTCGCCACCATAGCGGCCCTGAAAGCCCTGGCGGATGGAACTGCGCGTGCGCTTGACTTCGAGGATGGTTCACTCGTAGTTCCCTGCCTGATGATCGACCCGCGTTTCCACAAGACAGGCAAGCCAAATCAGGCTGGATACGATATTCGCTTCATCCAGTCAGCCTAATCTGCCGCTACTTTTTCGCATCTTCACCGCGCTTAGCGAAAGCTCTCGTGGCCTAGCTGTAGAATAGCCACTGCTTCATCTGAGAGGTGGGGGCTCCACCTGAGAAAAGACTCTGGACTTCGCCGAATTTCATTTGGGGCGCATAGAATGCCGGCGTCTCAAAGAACCCTCTACTATGCTCGTATTTCCATTTTAAGTAACCACGTTGATTCCATGGAGGAATAAACAATTGAAGATGGACAATCTGCGTATCACGTAAGGGCCCACCAGTTGTACGAATCTGCATCTGTCCAGTGTGTGATTTCCAGCACTTCAGATTCGCTACGTAGTAGGCGACGAAGCCGTGTCCACCTGCTTCGCCCTCAGTCACCCACACAACTCCATTTGAGGTAGTTGGAATACCTATTGCCTTATTCAGCGCATCCACAAATGCACTGTTGTCTGCGCAGACACCGATGCCTCTCCCGGTTCTTCCAAAATAGCTCCAGATTAAGTCGACATTCCAGAAGTTTCTGGGACGAATCTCTTCGCCATCGATCAAGATTGGAGTCTCGGGCCTGAGCCCGCCCAGATTCCCTGGGTCAGTAGGGTTGTCCCAATGGCTGCGACCGCCCAGATAGAAGTATGATTCAACCAGCTGATTTACCAGATCGGTGTCATCCTTGAACCAATCCTTGTCTATCATGAATCTCTGCATCTCGACTAAGGTCTGCACACTAACAGTGTCCCAAGCATAATCTCGGATGTTCGCTTTGGGTACTCTAGACTCGTCTCGCCTATCAGCCCCACTCAGAGAGTGACCGGGCCAGTTCATGTATACCGCAGCACTCCCTGACCAAACCAAGCATAACTTGGCTTCGATTGGGTAGTCTTCCAGTTGACGATACCCTTGCTTTTTTCGGATATCATTGGTATCTCTGAAGAATGCCAGAAATTCGCTCGTATCTTTCTGCACGGCCTCTGTAACTTGCTCGTCTCCCACTGTCACCCAAAGACCATTCGCCATGGCAACGGCCAATGAGAGTGTATCGTCTTTCTTGAACTCGTTCTGGCACGCAAGCCAATACAGAACTTGAAGCTCAGTGTTGTATTCTGGAACCTTGTACGCATAGTCTCCTGGGCTTGGTGTTCCTCCTTTCATCATCAACTCAAAAGCTTCTTTGACTTCCGGATTTGTGGCGTTGAGTGCGAGATACGTGATCTTGGCGACTGCCGTCGCATTGGTAAGCTCAGGAAGTTTACGCAGTTCCCAAAACAACTGACCATACGGTGCTGTTCTATTCGATTCTAGCAGTGATAGATAGTAGTCGACAGGTTTGACTTCGCCGATCCTGATCCATTCTGTTTGACGTTGCGGAGTAACGGCTGTTTGGGTAGCTGTGACCCTGGTTGCAGAAGGAGTAATCGTCATAGTTGTGGGAGACATGGGGCCCGTCAGGAATTGTTGCCAACACACAACTCCCAGTATTGCTGATGCTACAATGAGCACGCTTAGAAGTTTCCATCTGCTTCTGGAAGACATGGCAGACCAGAATGCTACATCGAACAGGGAAAAATAAGACTAATTGTTCCGCAGACGGTCTGTGGCCAAGACAGTCTCGCTATTCTTTCTCAGCCGGAATCGGTTTAACGTGGGCGTTGTCTTGTTCGTTGAGGCGTTGGATGGTGGCTGTGAAGGCGCGCCGGCCGGCCGTCTCAGCCTTGGGCCTCGCGCTCCGATATCTACTATGAGGATGACGAAGCCTGGATTCTGGAACGCACTTGGCAACATGGAAAACTAGTCAAAGAGAAATGGGTTAGAGACCAGAAATACGATAAAGGGACCTAGGCCTAGATGCCTAGCTTTCTTTGATCCTCAGTTTCTCCGAGTAGACGGCCGCCTAGCTTTTCTAGTCGGTCCTGTTTTTGGTGTCGAGTTGTGCGATTCCGGCCGTGATCATTTGGCGTAGGTCTTGAAGCTGCGTTTCCAATGTCTGCATTCTTCCTTCTTGTTCCTCATTCTTCTTTTGCAACTGTTCTAGTTCTCCGGTTGAGGCTTGATGTGGGCTTAGGGCTGGAGCTATTCTGTCTCGGTAAATGCTTCTTAGTTCCTCAACCTCGTGAATCGAATAGGCTTTCTGCAGGCTGTTTAGGCTGTGCCCGGTGAATTTCTTGATTATGGCTTCGTTGAGGCCGGCGCTTTCGCATTTCGACTGGAAGGCTCGCCGGAAATCATGCGGGGAATACTTCTTTGGATCCCCGAATACGCGCCTGCAGGCCCGCCTCACAATATGGTAGATGCTGGCCGGGTCTAGGCTTCGCGGACCGTACCTTGTATCGCTGAATGCGAATAGGGGTTCATCGTTTTTGGCTTCGGGCCGTGTCTCGAGATATGCGTCGATCAGCTCCTTGGTTTCCTTGATTGTGAAGCAAGCAGCACCTTGGCCTCGACGGCCCTTCAGTTTCAACGGAGACACAAACATATAGGGCGGATCCCCACGCCTGTCCTGCAGGTATTCTCCGAGTGTGATTTTCACCAAAGTGTCCTCTCGGACGCCCCAGCTCCAAAGAGCCCCGATAATCGCCTTATCTCTGACGTTTCTCGTGCCTTCAATGAGGCGTAGCACGTCTTGATTTGTCGGAGCCGTATTCATCTTGCTATTCTCATAAGCAGGCATAGCCATCTGCAAGCGAAGCCCGTGACGACGATAGAACGAGCTGACCACATTCACACGATGAACGGTCATGTTGTAATTGACGCCGGCCTTGGTCTGCTCCGAGAAATACCGTCTAAGCAGGTCCTCAGCTTCCTGATCGGTTCCATCTAACTTGAGCCGCTGCTTTCTCCGTTCAACCATTTGGTCCGGCGTTGTCTGGGCCCAGTGACAGAAATCCCAAAGCCCGTTCAAATAGCTATTACGAGTATGTTCGCTAACGAAGCCTTTCCTCTCTCCAAGTCTCAAGAAAAAGGTTTCAACTGTCTTGTATTTCGCCATCTCAGCCCGACGTTTCGGCCAGAAAGAATTCTTTTCTAAGTATTTGGCGCGACCACGCGCCACCGATTCCAAGGCTATCTTGTTCGGCAACCTAATTCATGATATGAGGTATCTTAGCTAGTTTTAAGGGTTTCGACTTATACGATTCATGCTCTATTGAAATAAGCTCATTTATCTTTGCCACTCTTTCCCCTCCGACTACGCCCGTCTTTATTATCGGGCTTCCAAACGCTATTGCCATGTG